CAAAAATATGTCGCTCCCTGGCACATAATCATGCGGAATATGAAAATGAAAATTTACCTCGTTCATTACGGCGTTGCTAAAGGAAAAGGCCCTCACGCTATCTCTAAAAACGGCCAGGGTTGGGTCATTTGCTCCAGGAGACAAAATTTTTATTTCTCCCAGTAAATCCCTAAAACCATATGTCGGAGTTGACAGATCAACCTTTATCCCATTTCCAGAAACTTTGCTTAAAACCGGAATATCGTGAAGCCTTATATTACCTTTGGTGGCGTGGCTTGTAGAGTGTAAGTCGAGGTTTTCACTTGCCCCTGTGCCGCCATAAGCAACCTGTCCGCCATTTCTGCCGTTAAGCAGCAGGTATTGTGCGTGGTCATCATCGCCTAATCCAGACAGCACCCCATGATCGTTTGTCGATGGTGGAAGCAAGTTGTCAAGCTTGTCGGTGCCAGGTTGTAATGTTGGTGAAACATCTTCCCCTGGACACAGCGGAATATTAGGCAACAAATTTATCTCTGACGATACTGTCGTAGCGTCTATTCCCTGGCTTGTAATAATAACGCTATCAGCTAGGCTAAGTAAAAACTCTATGACAACATCGGGCCATCCGGTAAGGGCCTTTAGCTCCGTGGGGCTAAGATAGAAATTTCTTATTTGAGACTGCGTGGTTGCCATTATGTAGCCTGCACGTCAAAGCTTGCAAAAGATAGTCTCGATTTCGTCGCGGCCCGAAACTTGAAGCCCGCCCACGAATCTACGTAACCCATTCGGCGCATGATAAACTTTTTCTGGTAATCGTGGGGAGCGCCGTAAGCCATGGAGTATTCTTGTCCAAAAATATCCCCATGTTTCGACATAGAAACAAACACCTTAGCATCGTTAATCGTGTTACGACCCGCTATTGTTTCGAGCCGGATTTCGTCAACGGATTTCGTTTCTAGGTTCACGAATGGCGAATAGATAACCGCCTCTTGAATATCCCCGAATTGAGCAAAGGTTGAATCGTCAAGGTGCCCAATATTTGAGGTAGTCCTGCTACCAAGAACAAACTTACCGTTACGTGGGTCTACCACGCAATTAATTCCAATATAGGCCCCTTCAACCTGAACACCTGATTGTAGGCGGGTCCATGCGTACTCAATCCCAAACTCCTCAGCGATCTCCCGGTTGAAACACAGAGTCTCGTATGGAAGGTGGACAATAACAAGGGTTGTTCCGTCTTCCTTCCTAGCTTCAACCCTTATGTCTGAAAGGTCTGTTTCGGTGTATCTTGAAAGGAGCTTATCAATCTCTCTGGTAGAGATTTTTCTTACTGTGCTTGCCCCAACAATATGAACACCAAGAGCTTCTTCTTTTCTGCCTCCAACGATATACCAATCCCCCGCTGCCTCGCATTTTGCGTGTGTGGCAACAATGCCGATCTTTTGCGCGCGTGTCTCAAGGCGCTTGAATGCAAAGTTATCCGTAGCCACGTTCACAAAATACTCCAGGGTATATCGCCCAAAAACAATAACCTTGTTGTCTTGTGTTTTCCCTACCCCAAGAGAATTATCAGGCATGAATTCTGCGGTTGCGTAGCTCAGACCGTTTACCGCCGCTTCGTTTGTAAGCTCTGTGTGGTACAGATTTTCTCCGTCCGTTAAAAAATAGTAACCGTCTATCCATGTGCCATCTATAGGGGCACCAATCCCAGAAGCGGTTACTTGCGTAAGCAGCCCTGAACTATACAGCCACATCTTTCCGTCTACGATGATTGCCTGGGTGTTGAAGCTATATGGCATGGCTGCTTGTTTTATTCCTGAAATACCACCTAAAGTAGTAGTAGCGCCATCGGACCCAACGCTTATCAATTCGCTGCCCGATACCCGGAATTGCTTTTCAAGTCGCTCGTTGTAAATCGCCCCTCGATCTACCCCGCTTCCAGTGCCAAATTGAGTTATGCCGGGGCATGCAAGCATGTAGCCCTTTGCGCCAAGGATTTCTTTCTTCACGGCGTACATGTTCACCGGCAAAGCGTCACGGTAATCAACATTTGCGTCGATCTTGTCGCCTTTTATCAGGTTAACATTCATATCGTCGCGCTGTTCAGCTTGAAGTTTATAATTCTGGTGATCTTCCGTGAAGCAGAAGAGGTCACGACGATTTTTAATTGCAACAATGCGTCTGAGTTTTCTCCGTTAGTCCCAACCGCGCGTATCTGGTAAGATACTGCCGTATCAGTGTTGGAGTTGGAAACAATCGTCAAGCCTGTGTTGGCCGTAATGGTGTGCGAGCTGATCGTTTCCCCAGAGGTCAGCCAAGAGGTAAAATCCTCGGTGAAATTGTCAACATCGCCCAAGAACATTTCATTGGTTGCACAACCGAGTGGGGCTTCCTCAATTGTCTCGTAGAAGTTCTGCCGCCCAATAAAATTATTCTTTGCGCCGACAGGATGCCGAGAAGGGTAGCGTGTCCTTTTTAAGGGGGCTGTCCTGGCCGACAAAAAAGAGAATGCCGCTTGTATCCTTGGCAGCAAGGTGGCAGTCGGCTCTTTACCAAAGCTATCAATTAGGCGCGCGGCGAGGCATAGCGAAAAACTACCCCAGAACTTTCGCTCAATATTGTGCGGGGTGTTCAGATCTGGGTTCTGCTCAAAGGCGTAGCCCAAGCAGATGTTATTCGCCTCGAACTCAGCCGCCATGTTTTCAAGCACGCCCAGGGCGAGCTCCAGGTCTTCCGCCGTTGGCGAAGACGTGAGGCCAGAGATACGCAACTCGACGTATGCGGCGTTTATTCGGTCAACTTTCGTTGTCACTTGAGGTCGCCCTTTTTCCTCCGCGTTTTGCGCGGGACTTTTGCTTCTTCGGGTTTTTCGTGACGCTCTTCGGTCGCGGTCTCGTCAAGCACCTCCACCTCTTCGGTGAGTTCTTCCTCCGCCAAGCCGCCTTCTTCCGCGCCCAAGCCTTCGCCGGGGGAACCCCCTGCCTCAAGCGGTGTCTCTTCTTCAACCTTGGGCAATTCAACAGCCTCGGCGGCAACCTTATCCGCGCTGATTGCTGCGTCCTTGGTTAAAAAATACTCCCCAGACGCTACGCTGTGTTCAAATCCGTGTTCGTTTACTTTTACCGGCGATCCGGTTCCCCTCTTAAACAATATTACTGACATTATATCCTCCAACGGGGCCAGGGAGTTTTTAGGCCCCCCGGCCCCAAGTGGTTAGCTTGCGACCGATACGCCGGAAGAAGCAAATGTGGGAACTGCACCATCAACATAGATGCCAACAGCGGCCTGCGCCATAACGGTATGATCTACAGAGGTGCAGTTCTTCAAGATAACCACGCCCTCAGTCTGCGCCGCGCCAAAACCTACGGCGTGGGCCGGAGTAGCCGCCGAAAGGATATTATTTACAAAGGTGCAATCCTTCATCAGCAACATTCTTTCCACATCCGTGGCGTTTGCACCGTAGACCGCCACATGTTCTGTGCCGCCTGCCTTGGAGAAAAACAGGCAATTCTCAAAATAGGTGTCCCTGCATTTCTTGCCTGCCAGAGTAGCCGTGACTTTGACGTTCGGGCGGATGCAATTATCCGCTACGATATTTGCCGTAGACCCAAACGTGCAGTCGTAAAACATGGCGCTGTCGCCGTTGTGCAACAGTTCGGCGGCGGTGGTTGCGTCAAGGTCGGTGTCCTTGTAGAATTCGCAGTTGAAATACCGGGCAAACTCCCCGCCCTCGGCAACAGCGTAAATCCCCTCAGTAACGGTGTGGCTGCCGATAAACTTGATGCCCATAAAGGTGTTGCGGACGCCGGTATTCTGAACCGTGGCGATATTCGTGGCACCAGAAGAGGCGGCACAGGAAATCTTTGCCCCTTGGCCGAAGTGACCGAGCATTCCGTTGATGCCGATGGTATGCAGGCGGTTCTTGGTGATAGACACCATTGCCGTCTCAACAACGGTAGAGTCGCCATCGATCAAGATAACGTCGTTGTTGTTGTCGGTGGCTGCGGCGATAGCTGCCGAGTAGGTTTTGAAAGCATCGGCCCATGACTGCCCGCCATTTGAATTGTTGCCGTTCCGATAATCGACAAACCAGATATCGCCAGGTCCCGTCAGGTTCAACGCCGCCTGGATCTGACTCCTGGAGGTCTGCAACCCGGTGTGGTAAAAATCTCTTGTTTTACGCATTTCTTGCTCCTTTGTTCAGGATGCGTTATAAACGCATCAAGGATTAGGTGGTTACAGGCGGCTGAGTTGCGCCTTTCGCGCCAAGCAGAATCCACCCAATAGTGTCGTCAACATACAGCAAGACGGCCTGATCTTGTGCGTCAGCAAAGACGATGGTCAAAAAGCCGGTCTTGGTGGCCGGGGTCAAGGTGCCATCGCCGCCGCCATCAGTGGTCAGATTGACAACCAACACCTGGCCGGGTACGCCATCAGCCAGGGTCAAGGCTTCAGCATCGCCGCCTGTCGTTTTAGCAACGTAGGCGTGCGTTACAGGGATAGCCAAAACATCAGCGGCACATGTGGTATTCAGATCATCGGTGGCATCTGCGTCGTTTCGGTGATAAAGTTCACCCATTCTCAAAATACGGGACATATCGTTTACTCCTTTGGTAAAAAGGGGGCACTAGGCCCCCCTCATTGGTTAGTAGGTTACAGCGCATCCACAATTTGACGGGTCGGCGATGGTTACGCCCCACCAGGTGAACAGCCGGAACCGAAAGTTCATGGTGGCGATGTTGCCGTCATACAGCAGATAGACGCCCAGACCATTGCTCATGGTATCGGTCAACACTTTCGCGGTGTTGAACTGGCTGAACAGGCTTGCCGGGATAGTCCCGCCAATTACCTCAACCGCCATCTTGTCGAAGAACAGGTTGACCTTGTTCGATGCATCGGTATTCAACCGGGTGACGGTGGCAGCGTTCAAAATCTGTGTGTCGATATTGGCGTATGCGGCCTCAACCACAGACAGGCTGGAATCATCTGCGGCAATGGGTTTCGGGTATACCTTGATATGAGTCGAGTCAGTCAACTCGATAACCGTGAAGATCATGGCCTGGCCGGTGTTGGTCTTGTCGCCCTTACCGAGTGCATAGACAGGAACACCGGAATTTTCGATGGTGATCTTATCGCCTACGGCCAGGAGAGAGCTATCGTTGACAACAATCGAAGCCTCGCGGTAATCGACGTTGGTAACGACAAGGGTGGTCGCGTTTACGGACCCTGCCTGCGGCGCAAAGCTCTGATCGCCGGTTACGGTAACAGCAGGATCAGCGGCACCGGTGATGTTCGGCAAATAAGAGCCGGTAAACAGATCAAACCCGGCAATATTCTTTCCGATCTGCCCATTCTTCCAAGTCTCATCCGGGCGGCCCTGCAAGGTCTGCCGTGCGGCAAGGTCTTTGGAAAAATGCAACTGGTCCCGATCATTGAGAATGAAGGTCCGGCCATTGTCGATCAGCTGCCGCTCGTTCATCATGGCCTGGGCTTCAGCGATAAACTCATAGCCGGAATCCACGTTGGACCGATAAAACAGAGACCCTTGGTTTTTGATGGACGAGGCGATCTGCGTGTTCAGGTACATGGCCTGCTTCCGTGCGGATACTTTGGCGCGGTCAGCCCAAAACCGTTCGGTCCGCATGTCGTCTGCCCGCTGCTCAACCCAATCGTTGGACGGGGTGCCGAGAACTGCGGGGTAGGTCTCCTGGATGATGCCGGTCTCCTGGTTGGAAACGTCCCACCCAGAAATTACCGGGGCATGCTGCTGAACGGGGGTCCAGATGACGTTGGAGCTGTTCTGCATCTGCTCCCCGTCAGGCTCATGGAAATTGACCTTGTCCAGCAAGTCGGTCTGCTGGTCATAGGTCTCGATAAATTTTTCAAACATTACTTCGGCGATTTTACCGGTGGTCAATGATGCCATGGTGCTTACTCCTTATTTACCATGCGGACACATTCACGCCTGCCGCTCTTGCCTGCTTCTTGGCTGCATACGCCTTTTGGTTGTCGCCGCTTTTGTGAGCCTCCTGATATACCTTCTTCAGGGCAGCGGCATTCGCATTCGGGGCAGCATCGCCTTTCAGTTGGCGAGATGGTGGCGGAGCGTTGGTGGTCCGCTTTTTTGGGTTAGTGACTAATTCCATTTGTTTTCCAAGAAAAATTCCTGCTTTAAGCCCGGTCTTGTCTTCTGCAAGCAAGGACTGGAACTCGCGCAGTATTTCCGGCCTCGCTCCAACACGGAACAAAACCTTTTCCGATCCTTCACCAAGCAGCGAAATAAGGTGGTCAGTAATGGCCTCCCCCTGCCCAGGTATTACAACGTCAATCGCTTTCCTGATCGACTCGTCCGCGCTCTTGTACTTCTCCGGGGCGATTCCGTACTTCGATACGAATTCATCGGCACGCTTATAGTGCGAATCAACAGAGGCAGTTCTTTCTTCCTTCTGCTTCTTGAGCTGCTCTGCCTGATTTGTTCGGCCTGCCAACTGAGAAAGCCGATGCTCCTCGTATTGGTCAAGCGCCGTTTCAAACTCTTCGTCGGTGTCGAACTCTTCGACCCGTGGCCGCTTCAGTGTTGCCGTAGGTACTACACGTCCGGCCTTAACTTCGGCCAGTTCCCGGCGCAACTCGTCAATTTCGGAGTCGCGCTCTTTAATCCGGCCCTTCAGCTTTTCTTTCAGCCGAATATGAGAGGCTACCGGAACACTTTCGTCTGCCTCGTCTTTGTCGATGTTCTGCCAAAACTCAGCTTCTTGATCCGGTTCTCCCTGATCGTGTTCTTCGGTGTCCTGTCCGGCGTCTTCCTTTTCGGCCACGTCCTGATCTGCAACCTCTTCCTCAACTACTGCTACTTCTTCCTCGTCTGACATCCTGTTTTCTCCTACAGTTCGGTTGTCCTGACTTACGCCCCGTCAGTTAGGGTCGCTGGCATACTCCCCGCCAGCTAGGGACACCGGGATTACCCGGCTTGTAATTCTGAAAAAAGCTCCTCTGTGCTCATCTCGTAAGGATTGCGCAAAGGAATCTCGTTTGCTGCGGCTTCGATCTGCTTTGCAAAAGTGTCAGTTCGCGTATTCTCAATTTGTGCGTCCGCTACTGCGGCGTTCACTTGCACATCAAACCTTTTTGTTTGAGAATCAAAAGACTCAATCAACCGTTTCAGCTTCTCGTTTGCCGCCTCAAGTTGCATTTCTATGCCCTTGCGCTGCTGCTCCAGGAGTTGGGCCT